CTTCGGCAACGTCACCCACCGCACACTTCAGCAGTGGCAGCGTCGCCACCGTCTCGCCAGCGATGGAGTTGCTGGGCCGAAGACTTGGCGTGCATTGAACGCCAGCCTGTAGGTCATGGCACGGTGGTGCCGAGGGATCAGCAGATTCCTCCTCATCGCTTTCTTCACTCTTGCATGGTTTGCCCCAGCCACCGCATCGAACCTGCCGACCTCGGTCACGATCACCACTGATTCGCCCTACACCGATGTAGGGATCGCGCTTGATGGCAACACCACGCTCCATGTGACGTTCGACTCCAACATCCCATGCGCGGAGTTCAGCCACAATCAGCACCTTGATCCCTACCTGTATCTGTACGACTCGGCGGGGGTGTTGGTTACCCAAGACGACGACGGCAACTACAGCCAGCAGAACTGTTACGCATCAAAGATCAGCATTCTTCCCAATGCAGGCACCTATGTTGTACGATTCGGCTCCTACGGCAGCACGACAGGTACGGGGACAGTTCAATGGGCGCAGGAATACACACCGCCGACGACAATGGCGATCACCACATCATCTTCATCAACGACTACGACCACTACCCAGCCGGTGGTAACCACGACCACATCAACGACGAGCACCTCAACTACGTCGACAACCTCGTCAAGTACCTCAACCTCAACCTCGTCAACAACCACCACTACATCGACAACGACGACGATCGCACCGACAACCACCACGGTCGCATCCACGACAAGTACCACTGTCCCCGCTGTGGACGTTGGCGACCCTGTCGAATCCACGACGACAACCAGCACGACGACGACAGTTCTACCCACTACGTCCTTACCGACGACGACCTCGTCATCTACGACAACGGTCGCGCCGACTACCACGACAACCGTGGCGGTGACGACGACTACGACACCTCCTACGACTACAACGTCACAGCCTGTCCCGACGACGATCACCACCACATCCGTGGCTCCGTCCACAACCTCCACCACATCATTGGTGCCGTCCGTGACGAGCGCACCAAGCACCTCGTTGACCTTGCCATCCAGCACGGAATCGGTGGCTCCCACAACAATCGCCACGACAACGTCGTTGAAGCCGACGACGACTACTTCGACAACTTCTACGACGGAAGTCTCACCCACATCACCGATCACCACTAACCCGCCCGCACCGGCACCCGACGCACCACTGGAAGTGCGGGAGGAGTTTGAGCAGACGGTCGACATCTACAGCGGGGACTACGACGAGTACGTCCCGATTGGCAGCACTATCACAGTGGCCGAGAGGCGTGTCATCATTGCAATCACCTCAGTAGTTGTCATCGTGCCCTCGCCCAGTGGCCGAACTCGGTCAAGGGGCTAAAGATGCTCAGGAAGTTCAAGAATCAGATCAGCGACATGGCGTGGACGGTCGGGGGAATCGGCCTAGTCCTCATCACTCTCTCAGGGGACACGCTCAAGTGGGGAATCTGGATCAGCATTGCCAGCCTTGTGATGCACGTTGTCGGAACGATCGTGGGGGATGAGTAATGATCGGCCCGGTAGTGCTTCGCATCATGGCGACGTTCGCCTATTCAGCAATGGCGATGATCGGATCAGCATCGATCGTCGGTGGCATCCCGGTGTGGAAAGCAGCAGTACTCGCCGGGGTAAGCGCATCTGCTCATGTGATCGAAAAGTTGGCTCGCGCATATGCCGACGATGGGCAGATCACCCGCGAGGAGTTGAATGCAGCATTCCAGATCGCGGAGACTAAGAATCAGCAGAACCGACCTTACGACGTAGAGGCCGAATGAGATGTGGTGGATTCCTTTAGCAGTAGCGTTCATCACCGGCCCGCTCATGTGGCTGCTGGCACGGTTCGACCGTAGGAACACCGATCAGCACGCCCGCAATATGGAAGTGCTGGACAGGATCGAATCTAAGGTCGACGGCGTGAGAGAAGACTTGTCAGATCACATCCAATGGCACCTAGAGGGCGAGCCGAAGAAGAGCCGAAAGCGATCCGCGTAATAGCGCGTAGAACGCCGTCTAAAAGCCTCAAATAGAGCCTCTAGTACCAGCACCCCAAGTCGGCAATAAGGTCGCTTAGAACGCCCTACAGGGGTGTCTAAAGCCATGCTAGGGTGTCTCAGTCGGCCATATGTGTGGAGGATAAGGACATGAGTGCAATCCCCGAAGACCAAGGACAGGAAACGTCTATTACCGAGGAGGTGGGGGAGGGAGATGTAGAGGTCATCTACGGAGCGATTATCGATGATGGACAAGAGGTCTTCATAGAGAACCCTGTACCGCTAAGGAAGAAGATGGCGGTGGGGGAGAAGACGCGGAGAGCGATGGCACTGAAACTCTCTGGTGCTTCATATGCACAGATAGCGGAGCACCTAGGTTACAACGATGCCAGTGCTGCCCGTAAGGCCGTAATGCGGGGGATGAAGAACGCGGAGCAAGAGAACGCAGGAGAGTTACGAAGAATCCATTACGGGAGGCTGGAGCACATGCTCATGCTCTTGTGGCCAGATGTGAATGCCAAGGATATGCCCAGTATCAACGCAGCACTCGGGGTGATGGATCGCATGGAGAGGCTCTACGGATTGAATGCAGCCCAGCAACTAGAGGTAAGCGGGGGGAGCCAGACAGTCATCGTGGCCGACGGGGATAAGGCTTCGTACATTCAAGCATTGCAGGAGGCAGGCCAGCAGGTACGGGGAGCACTAGAGTCAGACACCCTAGATGATGACGATGACGAGGGAGCAGATGATGGCTCAGACAATGCAAGCGGGGATGACAAAAGAGCAGATGGCTGAAGTGGCTGCACTACTGCGTAGGGTGGTGCCACGGGGGGAGTATGAAGAGCATCTAGTGGCTCTCTTCATAGCGATGTATCTCAGGTAAGCGTTAGAGGGGTCTAGGAGGCCACCAGAGCGCACAGAGATCGTTATTGATGTCAGAGTGCCTCAGGTGCCTTGTATGGCCGTCCTAGCCCCGTCCACACGCCTCGGCTGGCTGAGACAGGCATCAATGAGCCTCGCGCACACTCCAAACGCCGATAATGTACGTTATGTCAAGTAGACGACATTCTGTGGATAAGTCTGTGGATAAGCCTGTGGATAACCTGCCTACCTGTGGAAAACTTATCCACAGCCTGTGGATAACCCTGTGGATAACCCCCCTCCCCGATTTTCTTGGCGTTTCAGCCCTGCGGGCGTATTGGCCACACCCCCACCCTCCTGCCAGATTCTGAGATTGTTATTGCCAATCATTCACAATAAAAATCTGGTGGGGCAGACGAGCACCAATGCATTCGCGTGGAGGCCATTGTTTCTGAGTCGCCAGAAACTTTCTGCACAGGGGCGCAAGGCTCATATCCTCCACAGCAATGTAAGACCTACCGAGTTCCCTCTGGCTCTGGCAGAATCGTGGCATGACGCAACAAAGAATCAACGGCGACGCATTCGACCTATCACGCAGTCGTGATGCCTACTCAGTGGCGGTGGCATTCTCGGTGGCTATGTCCGCTACGGCGTACTTCCAGATCAAGACGGGTGCCAAGGAAGCACTCCTGATCCATTGGTCATTGGAGGCTGCTACTCAAAGCGTGGAGTTCAGGGCGGTGGAAGCCCCGACGGTCACCGATGGCACCACCGCGATCACGCCGGTCAACATCAACCGCTCGCACACCAGTGGCACCACACTGACGCTGTACAGCAACCCGACATCGGTCTCGGGTGGCACGACACTGGTTGACTCCATTGTGCCCTCGGCGGGCAACAAGACCGGCGGTGGTCTCTTTACGTCCATCTTCTGGACGCTGGCAGCCAACACGGATTACGTTGCGTCGATTCAGAACCTCGGCAACTCAACCACGACCTGCACCTTTGAGATGGCGTGGGTAGAACTCGGCCCGTCGTGATTGAGCGCACTCCTCTCGCCTGCACCGATTACACCGCAAAGGCGGGGAGACTTTCCTCGGATACGTCGGAGCAATGCCAATGGTGCGGAGGGCAGATGCGCCCCGAGCACGCCCACTACCGCTGTCTGGCGTGTGGCCAGCGTGATTCTTGCTGCGACGACGGGGAGATGAAGTAGCATCTGGCGATGGACATCAAGGAGTGGCTCTCCTACGGGCTAGAGCAAGATTGGATCATCTTCGGATGTATGCAGCATGATGACATGCTCACCGAGGACGAGGTGCTAGCACACGAAGAAGGTGACGACCCGTGCATCCCCGTGATCCGTATCGTCACTACCCTCTTCTGATTGATGTGGGGATAGCCGTAGGCTCCGCGTGCGCGTGACCCGCGTTCTCCCCGGCAATAACGAAAGGACGATATGGACGAGCAATGGCGTGAACGAGCAGCGTGCAAGGGGATGGACACAAGTCTCTTCTTCCCATCGCGTGGCGACAACCGGGCGGTCAAGAAGGCGAAGCAGGTGTGCGCCACCTGTCCGGTCTTCGATGACTGCCGAGAGTATTCGCTTGCTCTCTCGCGGGAGTTTGAGACGATGGGCATATGGGCAGGCATGAGTCAGAAAGGTCGTGACACCCACTTCGGTGCCAAGTGCCGTCGACGGGGATACGACGACAAGGATTTACCATGAGTCTTGTGATCGGTCGTCTGCCCGAGGACGACGACGAGTTGTGGCACTACCTCCGCGTGGTGTGGGGCATGACCATCCCCCGCCATGCCGTGTGCCCGAACCATCAAGCACCGTTCGACGCTCTGGCGAATGCGTACTTTGCCAAGAGTCCGATCTCAATCTGGAAGGCATCGCGAGGCTTCGGTGGCAAGTCGACTCTGATGGGCACCTTGTGTGCGGTTGAGGCTGCCACCCTCGGTGCTCAGATCACGGTGCTCGGTGGATCGGCATCCCAGTCGCAGCGAGTTCACGAAGTGACTCAGGAACGGTGGCTCTACAACCGTGCTCCAGCCGACCTAGTTGACGGTGACCCGACCAAGTACATGACCCGGCTCAAGAACGGTGCATGGATTCTTGCGCTCATGGCATCTCAGAAGTCTGTGCGAGGGCCTCACCCCCAGCGTCTGCGGATGGACGAGGTAGACGAGATGGAGTTGGAAATCTTTGAGTCTGCTCAGGGTCAGCCGATGAATGGTCGCGGGTTGAAGGCGCAAACAGTTGTCTCGTCAACCCACCAGTATCCCGATGGCACGATGACCGAGTTGCTCAAGAGAGCGAACGAGAAAGATTGGCCGGTCTTCCAATGGTGCTGGCGAGAATCCGTGGGCACCGAGGAGAATCCCGGCTGGCTCTCTCTTGAAGAAGTTGAGCGCAAGCGCATGGAAGTGTCCTCGCGCATGTTCGACGTTGAGTATGACCTACAGGAGCCATCGTTCGATGGCCGTGCCATTGAGACAGCGTTTGTCGATGCCATGTTCGACATGAGCATTGGCATGTACAAAGGAGACATCGATGAGCGGATCGTGGTCGAACTTCCTGACCCCGAAGGAACCTACGTCACTGGAGCCGACTGGGCGAAGGAGCACGACTACACGATCATCCGCACGTTCCGCACCGATGTCGATCCGTGGCGCGAGGTCTTCTTCCTCCGCACTGGTCGCAAGCCGTGGCCAGCAATGGTGGCCGACCTTGACCGGGTACTAGACGAATACGGCGGTCTGTGCGCTCATGATGCGACAGGAATCGGCAATGTCGTGGACGACTTGATTACGACCGAACGTCATCGCGTTCGCCCCATCGTTCTTCGCGGTAGAGATCGCGAATCCGTCTTCACTCAATACATTGCAGGCATCGAACAGGACGGCATCCGCAGCCCGCGCATTGAATATGCGTACAACGAGCACAAGTACGTCACCTCAGGCGATCTTTACGGATCGGGTCACCCTCCTGACACGTTCATTGCCGGTGCGCTAGCATGGTCGCAAAGACGGCGTGCATACAAAATCAACGTGCGCCCAGCGAGCATGACACGGAACGCAAGTCCGTGGCAGATAGGAGCAGACAATGGGCGACTTTCTGGAGGCACTCCGTAGCGAGCCACCTCACCGGCCAAACTCCAAGCGTCGTGACATCGAAGTTGCACTGCGCGAAAAAGAGGATGGCTCTTGGGAAGAGTTCTGCGAGTCAATGGAGAACGGTCGAATCTCAGCACGGGTGCTAGCCAATGCGGTGACCCGGTCAACGAGCATCGAAGTCTCTGATTCGATGATCTTGAGGTGGAGAAACCAGTGGGCGAGTTCATAGAGAGCCTCCCACCTTCGGAAGAGATCAAGAAGGAGAACCTCGGCAAGATCGCGAGGCTTCTTGAGAAGAACGGCATCGACCTTGACGAAGTTGGCAAGGTTCGACGGCTCTCGGTCTACCAGTCGCTCACCAAGAACGAAGATGGCGAGGCCGAGATTCACGACCTCTTCGGAGTTCAGATCGATCCCAAGTGGGCAGAAGGCCCGCAGTGGCCAGTCATCGACCGAGGTGCTCCAGTTCGACTCCCCACAGCCAAAGCCTCTCAGACGCGCTCTGAGCGTCCCTGTGCCGTGGTACTCCCCGACATACAGTTCGGGTATTTTCGTCGCTCTGAGGGCGATCTAGAGGCCATACACGACGAATCTGCGCTATCCACTGCGCTGGCGATCACAAAGGCAGCCAAGCCGACCAAGGTTGTGCTCCTCGGGGACAATCTCGACCTCTGTGAGTTCGGGAAGTACCGCACCACCCCCGCGTTCCAGCGGAGTTCGCAGGCCACCATCGACCGGGCGACACTGTTCCTCGCTGAGTTGAGGCGTGCAGCCCCCGATGCGGAGATCGTCTGGATCGCGGGCAACCACGACGAGCGTCTGTCGTTGTCGATTTTAGACAATGCTGTTGCTGCCTACGGTCTTCGACAAGGGAACACGCCCGCGTCATGGCCGGTGCTCTCAGTCCCCCACCTCTGTCGGATGGACGAGTTCGATGTGACGTATCTCAGCGGATATCCCGCGAGCCGATACTGGATCACTCCTGAACTTGAAGCCATCCACGGCACCAAGGTGGCGAGCAATGGGTCGACGGCTCACAAGTATCTCAGCAGCGGACTGACACACTCAGTGATCTATGGTCACATCCACCGAATCGAATACGCCGAGCGGACGATCGATACGTTCGACGGTGCTCGGAGGATCGTGGCCACCAGCCCCGGCTGTCTCGCCCGCACCGATGGCGCGGTGCCGAGCACCAAGGGCGCAACCGATCTTGATGGCCGTCCTCTCCCGGTCGTAGAGAACTGGCAAACTGGAATGTGTGTCATCCCCTACGACGACTCGGGTGAGTTCACGGTGGAGATGATCCCCATCTCCAACGGTGTCGCCCACTGGAGGGGCAAACGATATGAAGGTCAAGGTCAACGTCAAACTGGGTGACGAAGAGCGTGAGGTTGAGTTCACTGCCAACCCGCTAGAGCCGAGCAAGTTCGTGTCGGCTCGGGTATTCGCTGCTCGTATCGGGCGAGGTAGCAAGATGCACCGGACAAACGGGCGCATGACCCTGTATCCGTCGATCGAAGATGCCAAGGCCAAAGGTGGCGAGTCGATTCTTTACGTCACAGATCGCGGAGTTCTCGCGTTACACCTAGAGACGACCCTACGTCGAAAGCCCGCACTCATCGTTGGGTGGGCAAACAACTACGCGGGCACCGAACAAGGGTCGAAACAGCGTTACTACGGCAGCCTCTATTGAGTGATTGATTTATCAATGTGCTACAATGGTTCCGTAGCCAACAAGAAAGGAACCACATGGCACGACGTAAGAAGTCCACTCCCAGCATCACATCGACATGGGCGAGGGAGGTCAAACTCCCCAGCGGTCGCATTCTGACCGAGGGTGACGAGTTCACCGTCAAAGCCTGCGCTCGGTACAAGGGGCACTGGGGAACCGGACGCTACCGCTTCAAGTACGCCCGACCGAACGGCGAGTTGACAGCGTTCGGCCCGATCCGCAACGGCAAGTCACCGAAGGGGCGAGTCCGCTCGTTCCGAGTGTCCGATGTTGACACCGTCCACAACACCCGAAAGGCTCACGCAGCATGACCACAGAACCTTGGATCGTCCGTCCCTCTCCCGTCCTTGGCCGTGTCAGGTTTGAGGCATTCATCGAAACCCCCGACGGCGAGGCGCACGCAATCTTCGCGTACCACAACGACGCAATCCGCTGGATCGCTCGCTGGTACATCGACCGTGGTCTGCCGATCCCGCCGATCGAAACCTACGGCCCTGCCGACGATGGCGGGGTGTACAAAATCGCCCCTGAAGTTGCGAGAGGGATAGTTGCAAATGCAACGAGTTGATTGGTTGTTATTGCCACACCAATCTAGTACATTGAGAGTGTAAGAGAGAGGCCGAGAGAGTCTCGCCAGACAAACAAGAAAGGGAGCCATATGACAGCAATCGCTGAAACCACATTCGCTCTTGACGAGGTCAACGTCATTGAGCACATTCCGTTCACCGTGACATACGACGGTGAAGAGTTCACCCTGCTGGTCTTTGACGAGGTCGTCGCGACTGGCCCGGGAACCGAATGGTTCGACACCACTGCCATCACCATCGCAGTGACCGAGTACCTAATCAACGACGGTGCTTTCGACGCTGCGGTTTGCGACGCGGTCGACACAGTCTTGGACGACTACATCGATGAAGACGAACTGGTCGAAGAGTTCGCGGAACTGAACGAAGAGGAGGAAGCCAAGTGAGCGCACCAACCTGCAACTACTGCGGAGGCACGGGAGCCGGGGTTGAGTTCCCCGTCTTCCCCATGACTCCCGGCGAGAAGTTCGGCACGATCTGCGTGCCGTGCGACGAGAAGGGAGAGGCTGCGGTCGAAGCGAATCGCTACCCCGGCTTCACTATCGATGATGACGGTCTTACCGCCCACTACGACCTGTGCAAGCCCTGCGCGACCGAGTTCGATCGCAAGGGCCTGATTACCGGCGACGAGATGGAATGCCCTCCAATCACGATTCACGACGACTACCACTGTGACGGGTGCGACGCACTCATCATCTTCTAAGAGAAAGGCTGACATGACCATTGCTTACCGAAACTGCGAAGTATGCGACGCAGGAGAGCCAGACGACATTTTCGTCTATGAACTACGTCGCGCCCGCGACGGTCGACGTTGCCGTGATTGCATCACCGTAGGCAACGGCTTCGGCATTGACGAATGGATTTACCGAGACAACCCCGATGGGACTCGCACCAACAACCTGTACGCAGAAATCTTTGGAGGGGGACTGATATGACCAAGTACATCGTGACCGCCCACGGCAAGCCAGAAGGCGACATTGCCGACTGGGTCGTGGTCGACACCATCGAAGAGGCGAAGCACAAAGCAGAGCGGTTCATCCGCGACGGATTCAAGTACGTCCACTACCGCGAGTGTGGCCCGACCCTCACAGATTGACATTGATCGCCAAACATGCAACAATGGTTGCATCGACACACGAAAGGAATGACATGACCAAACTCCACCCATTCAACGAAGGTGACTGCGTGTGCTACACGCTCGTCACTGACACCCGAGCATTCTTCGTCACCAAGGTGACCGAGAAGAGCATCTGGATTGCCCCGGCTCACCGAACATCCATCACGAAGGCCATCGACAACGGCTCGCCGTATCCGACGGTGCTCACAGCAGTTGAACCTGTCTCTTATACACATCTGACGCTGCCGACGATCTACTCTGT